GATTAGGTATTGTATGGTAACTTTATTATAACCGAGGATGAGCACTTGGCTCATTTCTTTTTTTGTTTTTTCTTTTTACACCATTATACGGACTTTATCAAAAATACTATTAATCCTAATGGATAATTCGTCCGTTATCAGTTCATCATCACTTAAAGTTGCCTTCAATGTAATATACTTGCCAACATATGAACTGGTTGACGTTGCCTTTAATGTAATTGTCGTTTCTGTGCTCCCAATAATGGTAACATACACATTGCTTGTGCCATCATCATTGGACACTTCCCAGATAACCGATTTATCATTTACGGCGGCATCATTATTGGTTACATTTGCGGTATAAACCAACGTTTGTCCTAATTTAATATTATCCGTTGTGCCATTGGATGATGTTATTGTTATGGCGTAATTATCAACAATTGGGGCTTCTTCAACGGTAACACTTATTGAATCTGATATATTTGGATTCTCAATCATTGAAACGGTAACAGAAGCGTTACCCACGCCAATAGGAGTAATCGTACCAGAAGAATCCACCACAAGAATATTCTCATCGCTTGTGAGATAACTTAATTCAGGCAGTGGCGTTACTTCCACACCAACATCAGTTAATGTAATTGTTAATGTTTGTGGCGTTCCAATTGTTGCGTTAAGCAAATCGCCCTCATTAATCGTAAGTACATATTCATGATAGGTTTCATATGCCCACCGATCAGGTATTTCATTTTCTTTGTCATCGTTGGCATTAAATTGATCAAGTTCACATGAAAATGTAATCAATCCATTTCTCGATTTATCCCATCCGCTGATAATCCAAGGTTGCCCCTGATTAATTAATCGCTGTTGTAAAGCAACACGGCGTGAATCTGCATTATCCTGAACAGTAACGGTCAATGAAGCGTTATAAAGCGTGATATACTCACCTGTATCAAACTGCATGGGGGTTACCTCAACAATTGCATTTAGTGGAACAATATCCCCTTCAAAGTTAAAATTAACCGTGTGATTGCTTGGCTGTATTCGCCCTTTAACATAAACACTATTGAATGAAATTTCTTCTTTCATCACAAGCCATTTAACTTCCATCAGGTCGATTAAATCACCTTGGCGAATAGAATCAAGCGGTGCAAATATCCATTTTTCATCATTGTTTTTGGTGTCCTCAATTTCTTTTATCAAACACTTTGAATCCAAAGTATTATTAATGACAATTGGCGTTCCTTCTCGGTCTATAAAATAATTATATTGGTCTAAGACGGGATTAATCATTGACACCTACTTTCTAAACATTAGCGTGATTTGTGAGGTTTCGTTTGATGGTAATTGGTATATGCGATTCTTAATTTTTTCAATACGTTGCTCAAGGTATTTGCTTGCCTCTGATACGGTGGCAAATTCAGAATCAACTTTGCGCATCAAGTCAATGTCATTTGAAACGGCTTCTAGCACGTCAATAACGCTATATAATAGTTTTGATTGATCGGTTGCTTTCGTATAGGTATCTGTGCTTGTAAGGCCATTTTCAGCCAGAAAAACGGTGTATTCTTCATCCGTGAAGTATGGCTTGTTATTAAGTTCTAGTTTAAGGCGTTCTAATATTGTCATTTATTGTACTTCCTTTCTTAATTTTAGGCATTAAAAAAGACCCTTGTGGGGGTCTTTAGTATTTATAAGTTTCTCATTAATTTTTCAATATTAATATTTGTATCTTTTCCAGCATTTTGCCACTCCTCTAAATAGTACAATTGCATATCATCAATTAAATCAAATACAGAATAGGATTGATCTATTAATGTTGTACCTGATAGGAATACTGTTTCTCTATTATAACCACCAAATCCATTTTGAGCACTATAATCAATCTTAAAAAAAGCAGATGCATCCGAACCTCTAGCTACTATTTCATTAATCTGTAAACTCTGTGGATTCTTTAACTGCGATTTCAAAAAAGTAACTACATCAATTGCCATCTTATCATACCCCGTAAGAATATCTGCAACTTCTATGTTTATCTCTTGTTCCGAATAATTTCCCGCTTTATCTACTGCACTAACTTTTACGATATATTTTCCCATTTTCTGAGTATCTACATTGTTTTCCAATATCTCAAATTTACACTCACCATCCACACTATCTTTTGCAACTATATTATTAATAAAATCATACTCTTCTTTAAATTGTAATTGATTTGAACCATTATAACTAATTTCAGGCGGTGTGGTATCAACTACATTTATCTTAATTGTATAAGGATACTCTTTATTGTTTGATAAAATATTGTATGTAATCTCATACTCTCCAACAATATGTGTATCTAAATTAGATTCCATGATTTCTATCTTTTCCACGGTATCAACTACCTCGATATAATCATTTGGTTTCGCTACCTTTCCACCCTCGATTTCATATACAACTTGCTCGACTTTAGGTGATGATGAACACCCTAGAAAACACATTGTAAAAAATAGACATATTCCGATTAATAAAAATCTTTTTCTCATAATTCTTCCCCTTATAAAGAAATCAATTTAAAAAACACTATTTTAACTTGTCCGAATGCTTGACAGACCCTAAATAATCCAAGTCCTTTTAAAGTAGCCATGATTATACTCTCCTTTTCATTAAATATAATTAGGTAAGTTAAGTATTTTCAATGAATAGAGTTAAAATTTATTGGTGTAAAAAAAGTGAGGTAGCTAAACCCACATTTTCCAAGTAGGGGGTACAAATATTTACTCACTCATGTCACCAATGAAATCCTTTTTTCATACGCCCATATATTCAACTATTCCCTAAATCAATCTTTAGGGTACAGTTGAAACCAATTAAAAAACTCCTGAAACCTAGCTATTCCAATAGTTGTAGTGTTTTACCTCTAAATCGAATCAACTATTCCTTAATGAATAAGCGTTTATTTAAGAATTATGTAAACCAAATCATTGCATTTATATGGTATTAGAAAGCAACGGAAGAAGGAACACACAGGAAATGTATATGTTTGGTGGTGCGTCCCTAATCTCCCAAGGCTATTGTATCACAAATTGGTATATTATAACAGTGCTTTTTTTACAGTTTAATTCTTACTAATTTACTATGAATTAACTTACTCATTTATATCAACCACAACATATAGTATTAAACATACACATAACACACAATATATACGAACTATATTTGAAAAATACACACCTATTGTTCGTGTTTATTATTCAATCTCGCTAACTCTTGTGAGGCGTTCTCAGTTAATGGTGACTTCTCAATATATGTCTCTAAGCTAATAGCCCCATCATTGAACTGTGTACTTAGATTGTCTATTTGCTCCTTAGTATCAATTGGTCTATTATAATTAAATACCACGTCCAGTATGGCATCATCAACACCAATCAATCTACCGATCTGTTCATGCCTAATGTCAAACCCATCTCTGAGGTATACCGCTAACTCTTTCCCTGCGTTATCTGCCAAGGTATAGAGCAATTTCAAACTAATTTCACTGATATTTGCAGTATTAGATTGCCCAAAAATTGTCGAAGGCACCATTGCGATTACATAAAATTGAGTCAATAAAGCATCTAACAATAACTTAATAGACGCACTATCTAATTGAGCGACCGCATACTTAAACTCTGCACCATCTTCTAGGTTGAGTACATACCCTACTGCCTCACTATCCACTGTTTCATTTAAACGTTGTCCTGACACAACACCCATTGGATTGAGTGACAAGGTATAGATTGAATCATCCATTCGATTAATAAGCACTTCTAATTTATCAATAATCGGTTTCAAATCATCAATAATTGACCTACCAAATAAGTCATCATTATTCTTGTAATGAATTGGTAATCCTGTCAAATTAGCATACTGATTAACCCTGTGCATCGTACCACCTTCATTGGTGTATTCAGTTACCTTTTCAGGGTCATAAACAATATAAGTTGCCACGCCTGTCAACGCATCCGTATAGTGTTCGATAAACCCTATATACTCCATTCTATCCGAATAAATTGGGTATGCGTCCGCTGAATCAATCACCTTTGACATAACGCGTCCGTTAGCATAATAGATATACTCAAAGGCATCACCATAAGCATTAATACTGTTGACGATAGAATAATTATTTTTATGAAAGTGTCCTTTTCGATAGGTCATATTCATTTTATCGCTCAATGCATCATTACCACTCAGGGTAACCCTATTACCCATTATATACGTGTTTTTAAAGTTGAGAATGGCTTTAATCGTCTGTAGTGGCATTTTACTGGTCGTAAACGTTTCGCCGTTATGGACAACATCAGGACGATATAAAATAGCGTGATTTCCCTTTAAATATTCCTTATATGACAAAACCTTATTTATCCTAGAAACATGGTGAATCTGTTTTACTTCACTCTCGAACCACAGCGGGTTATTACCATATGTTAATGTTATATATTCATTTAATCGCATTTAATCCCCTTCCTAGCCCACAAATTGAGCGATAAATGTAATTGCTATGACTACAACGCCGATAATGGCAATTGCTTTAATTCGATCTTTATGCGGGAATACTTTAAGCAATTTTGCCAAATCGTCAAGCAATTCCTCGTAATTGTTATATTCGCCTTTGTCAATCTTGGTTTTGACAATTTCAAATGCTTTATCGGTTATCTCAAGTTCAGTTAGTTTCTTAAATTTTAATGGCATCGCTTGACCTCTCTATGTTTATTTATAATGTGGTTGACTAATTCCGTGTACGCTCATCATCGTGGCAAATAATATATCATCGTGCCCATTTTTAATGTGCTGTGCTTTACCATTTGCATCAACTTGGAACGTCAACATCTCCTTGAGGACATCAGCCGAATTTATTAAAATCTCTCCTTCTTCAAACGATTCTCTGTATCCGTTTATCAATAATGGTCTTGTCTTATCGCTTGTGACGAAACCAATTTTCTTTTTTCGTTTGCCACGCTCATCGAAAACTTTACTTTTCCAAATATTTGTGTAACCCCAATCATTCCTTAATTTGTCAAGTACGACTATCCCTGCACTAGCTTTTTCCACCACAAGCAATCCATTATTATAGAATTTACCAAGTTCATAAACGAGTTCCGCAAATTTATGAGGGGCTATTTGATTGTTACGGTATGCAACCACTTGTATAGAGGTTGTCGCGTCAAATATGCTAATCGCTGAATAGTCATTATTACCGCCTAGACCTTCTGCGGCATCCACACCAATTGAATATTTGTGGTCACTTATTGGCAATTCATAAATTGATAACCCTTGTTTTCCCCTTGTATATGGTTTCAAATACTCATGATTTACGCTAATTGGTTTAGGAACATGTTTAAGTCTTTCCTGAATCTTTGCGTTACTAAACACAGTTGAGCCAGTTGAGATAAAAGCCATTTCAGGTGTTAGAGGGAATTCCTGATTAAATTCTTCAACTGAACTATTACCAATTTTAAATCTTCGCCAACACAAGATACCAAGTGTATGCCGTGAATCGTATTCAATTAATTCCTTTTCTTCATCGGTCAAGTCCTGCACGCTAAATTCATGACCATTTAATCGCTCAAATAATTGTAACGCTTGTTTGTGATCGTCAATAAACATATCTGCACTATCCAAATATGAAAAGAATAATGGATTATAAGCATTCTCACCATTAGTTGATTTCGTCCATAATTCATGGTAGTAGTTTCCTAGACCATTTGCAGTTGACTCCACCCATATTTCACCATCTGGCCTTAATGCTTGTTCCAAGGCCAGTAATTGTTTCTTTGCTTGTTCGCCTACAAAGGCAAGTTCTGAGACATGCACAAATTTAAGTGTAGCACCACGGCCATTATCCTTCTTGCCCATGGTCGCACATGACAATAAACTACCATTCGTGAACCCCAATTCTTGACGGTTATTCTTAACCAGTTTAGGTTTAACAACATCTGGTATAGAATCATATAATTGCTTGGCCTTATTGAACACATTTCTTGTACTTTCCAAATTGTGGGATAACATCATACAATGGGTATTAGGTTGAGTCAGACAGTAAAAAAGAGCCTTGGCAAGGATAAAGACACTTCCGCCACCCTGCCGACTCTTTAATATGATATTATATTTATTTGTATTATCATAAATTTGTTGTTGCATGTTATTTAATTTAAACGGTACTAATTGACCACGTTTATCAGTTATTCTCATGAACGATTGAATATATAATTGAGGATCGTCAATTATCATTTTCAATTTATCCTTTGGCTTGACATAACTACTCATCAGAACCACCAACATCAATACCATTTAGCAATTGCATTAATTCGCTTTCTGATTCTTCGGCAAAGAATTTTTCGCTAAAATCAATGAACGCTTTGAAGGATTGAACGTCTTCTTTTGCACGCTCAAAATATATATTATAGAGTTCTATCATCTTGGCTTCATGAAGCACTTTCATTGCGAATCTCATCGCTTTCTGAACATCTTCTTCTGTTTTATATTCAGAATCACACCATTCAAGTGATTTACCATTCAAGTATCGTTCGGATAAAGTATCCCAATCTTGGTTATTAATTAATCCTAATTTCCAGAATATATATTTTTGCTTAGGTTCAGTGACCATATTTTTTATTTTTTTGACAAGTGTTTCATCTCGTCTTGGACTCCC